AAAAACACCCTTCTCTATCTCAACGGCTTGCAACTGGCGCGCAAAGAAAAGGAATATTGTTCCAGGCAGTGCGCTGAATACGACCAGATGGCGCACGAAAGTTAAATAGTAGTTCCGAAATATGAAATGAAAAATTCGCCATTAATTTGGCGTGGCTTCCTACACCCTGAATTTAAGACTGGAGAACTTATGGAAATCTTAAAAATCGAAATGAACCTGAAAACAGTTAATAAGAGCATTGCTTTATTCAATTGCGAAAAGAAAGTCTCAGGCGTTATTCACTCAAATTCAACTGGCGAAACTACTGTGATTCTCGACGGTGGATATGTACTCGGAAAGTTCGACTGTCCTCATTGTGCAGTAACAGCTATTTCACTGCTCATTGTCAAGATTCGCGAAGGTGAGAAGACCGGATACGGCAACTACCAAAAGCACAAACAAACCTTCATGGAACAGGCTTTTGTCACCGTTCATTGAAAAAGCCCACCTAAGTGGGCTGCCCATCCGGTGTCACCGACCAAAGCGAACCGGACCCAACAACCTGATATATCGGGGTGCTTTTAAGGCACCTCCATTCTACACGAATAGAGGACAAAGTAATGAGTGGAACTAATCCTGTATTTTTAGTCCGCAAAGCCAAGAAATCATCGGGCCAGAAAGACGCTGTACTCTGGTGCAGCGATGATTTTGAAGCGGTAAATGCAACACTGGATTATCTCCTGATTAAATCCGGCGCAAAGTTGAAAGATTATTTTAAAGCCGTCGCCACAAATTTCCCCGTCGTTAACGAGCTGCCACCGGAAGGCGAACTGAGCCTCACTTTCTGCGATTACTATCAACTCGCTAAAGACAATATGACCTGGACGCAAATCCCAGGTGTAACCCTGCCATCATCTGAAGCTGCCGCAGCGGCTCGACAGCGCATCGTTGACGGTGTTAACACTGAAACAGGTGAAGTGCTGGAGGACCACAACGAAAATTTTGAGAACAAAGACAGCAGCCCTACCCCGTCCCCCGAGCTAACGGTTGTCGCAACTATGCCCCTCCGTCACCGCGTTCTTGCTCAGTACATTGGTGAAGGTGAGTATCTTTATCACGTCGATGCCTCCCAGAAAAAAGAAATTCTGCGTCTCGAAATGGACACCGATAATTCATATGTCCAGAACCTGCTGCTTGCCGCCGAGAATGTTGAAGCGTTCAAAAAAGCTATTGAGCATGATATTCACAAAGCAGTTAATGCCATCAAAAATGTATTCCCAGTTGACAGAAAAATTCCTGAACTGGGGACTATTATCCAGTTCCTTAAAACATGGTTCGATACCGAACATATCGATCGTGGTTTGCTCGTTAAGGAGTGGGCGAAGGGTAATCGTACATCGGCTATTCAGCGCACTGAAAGTGGCGCGAACGCAGGCGGCGGCAATAAGACTGATCGTCATCCTGATGTAAAGCATAATTTTGACGTTCTCGACATTGAAATAGCACTCGCCACTCTGCCTATGGATTTTAATATCTATGAGCTTCCTGGTAGCGTTTACCGCCGCGCAAAAGAGATCGTTAAGAAAAAGGAAAGTCCATTCAAAGAATGGTCCGCAGCACTTCGCGCAACGCCCGGGATCCTGGATTATTCCCGCGCCGCTATTTTCGCGCTGATCCGAAGCGCCCACCCTGAATATTATCAGTATCCAGGGCGCCTGAGGGGTTATATCAATGCCAATTTAACGGAAAGCAATCACGAGAAACCTACTGCAGAGACTCTTGCTGCCGCCCGTCACACACCGGAAAAAGATGCAGTAGAAGAAGCCAACCGACAGCTGGCTGCCGAACGCGGTGACTTCGTTCCTGGTATAAGCGACCCAAACGATCCGAAATGGGTGAAGACAGGGACAAGCCAACCGGCATCTGAGCCCGAGCTGGTTAAAAATGTTGGCAACGGGATTTTCGACGTGTCCGCTTTAATGCAGAACTCATCAACTTATGGCACAAAAACGGCTCCGGAGGCCACCAGCAGTGTGCAGGTTCAAGAAATTGTCAGTGATGAAAAACAGGCTGGTGATGCGATGCAGGCAGGCGAAAACGATCTGGGGAATGGTGAAAAAGCAGATACCATAGAGAACCAGAGTCAGGCTGAAACGCACCAGAATAACACTTCAGTGAGCCAATCTGAGCCTGAGGAGCAACAAAACGTGCCAGATTCGCCACAGGAAAAACCAGAAGCGGCCTGGCCGGAATACTTCGAGCCGGGCCGCTATGAAGGTGTACCGAACGAGGTTTACCACGCTGCCAACGGGATCAGCTCAACTCAGGTGAAAGATGCGCGCGTGTCGCTGATGTACTTTAACGCACGTCACGTTGAGAAGACCATCGTCAAAGAGCGCTCTCCAGTACTTGATATGGGCAACCTAGTGCATACGCTGGCGCTGCAACCTGAAAACCTAGAAGCGGAGTTCAGCGTGGAGCCGGAGATCCCTGAGGGTGCTTTCACCACCACCGCCACCCTGCGCGAGTTCATCGACGCGCACAACGCCAGCCTGCCAGCGCTGCTGAGTGCTGACGATATCAAAGCGCTGCTGGAGGAGTACAACGCCACCCTGCCCGCGCCAGTACCGCTGGGCGCCAGTCTGGAAGAAACAGGCCAAAGCTACATGGCGCTACCTGCTGAATACCAGCGCATTGACGCAGACCAGAAACAAACAGCCGCAGCCATGAAGGCCTGTATCAAAGAGTACAACACCACCCTGTCTACGCCGGTTAAAACGAGCGGCAGTCGTGACGCGCTTCTTGAGCAACTGGCAATAATCAACCCCGACCTGGTCACGCAAGAAGCGCAAAAATCGGTGCCGTTGAAAGTATCTGGCACAAAGGCCGATCTGATTCAGGCCGTGAAATCAGTAAATCCGGCAGCGGTATTCGCCGACGAATTGCTGGATACGTGGCGGGAGAACCCCGAAGGGAAAGTACTGGTCACCCGCCAACAGCTCAGCACCGCGCTGAACATTCAAAAAGCCCTGCTGGGGCACCCGACCGCCGGCAAATTGCTGACTCACCCAAGCCGCGCTGTCGAGGTGAGCTACTTTGGGATTGATGAGGAAACCGGGTTGGAAGTCCGGGTACGCCCTGACCTTGAGATCGATATGGGCGGCCTGCGCATTGGCGCCGACCTGAAAACTATCAGCATGTGGAACATCAAACAGGAAGGCCTGCGTGCGAAGTTGCACAGGGAAATCATCGACAGGGACTATCACCTGAGCGCGGCTATGTACTGCGAAACCGCCGCACTGGATCAGTTCTTCTGGATATTCGTCAACAAAGACGAGAACTACCACTGGGTCGCCATCATTGAGGCGTCCACCGAACTGCTGGAACTTGGCATGCTCGAGTACCGCAAAGCGATGCGTGCAATAGCGAACGGTTTCGATACTGGCGAATGGCCTGCACCGATTACCGAAGACTACACCGAAGAACTCAATGATTTTGATGTGCGTCGCCTTGAAGCGCTGCGCGTACAGGCATAAGGGGAAAATCATGGAAAACACAAACATTGTTACCACTGAGCAGCAGGCACCAAACACCATTTCTGCCAGTAACGCGATTTTTAACGTTCAGGCACTGGGTCAGTTAACGGCTTTCGCTAACCTGATGGCAGACTCACAGGTGACGGTACCGGCACACCTTGCAGGGAAACCAGCCGACTGTATGGCTATCGTCATGCAGGCTATGCAATGGGGCATGAATCCTTACGCTGTGGCGCAGAAAACACACCTGGTTAACGGCGTTCTTGGTTACGAGGCACAACTGGTCAACGCAGTAATCGCCAGCTCCAGTGCCATTCATGGCCGTTTTCATTACCGCTATGGCGGTGACTGGGAGCGCTGCACCAGAACGAAGGAAATCACACGCGATAAAAACGGGAAAAACGGAAAGTACACCGTCACTGAGCGCGTTCGTGGCTGGACGGATGAGGACGAGATCGGCCTGTTCGTTCAGGTTGGTGCCATTCTGCGAGGTGAATCTGAAATCACCTGGGGAGAACCTCTTTACCTCTCCGGCGTTGTTACCCGCAATTCTCCGCTATGGGTTTCAAACCCTAAACAGCAAATTGCCTATCTGGGCGTTAAATATTGGGCTCGCCTGTACTGCCCGGAAGTGATCCTCGGCGTGTACAGCCCTGATGAGGTTGAGCAACGAGAAGAACGCGAGATTAACCCTGCTCCAGTCCAGCGCATGAGCGTACAGGAAATCACCAGCGAGGTTAGCACCAGGACCAGCGCGCAGGAGTCGGCAGCTAACGTTGATGCTGTTGCCGACGATCTTCGCGAACGCATTGATACAGCAAGTTCCGTTGATCAGGCAAAAGCAATCCGTGCGGATATCGAATCACAGAAAGCGTTGCTGGGTACTGCGCTGTTCACCGAATTAAAAAACAAAGCAGTGAAGCGCTATTACCAGGTCGATGCACAGAACAAAGTCGAGGCAGTGATCAACTCAATTCCAAACCCTGGCGAACCGGAAGCCGCAGAGATGTTTGCTAAAGCTGAAAGCACGCTTGGCGCTGCTAAACGTCATCTTGGCGACGAACTGCACGATAAGTACCGCGTCACCCTGGACGATATGAAACCGGAATACATCGGCTAATTGCATCGGGAGGGGTTACGCCCTCCCGCCTGAGGAGGTTTTATGCGCCTTATAAATCGCAGTAAGCAATCGCCATTGGGCCGTCGCGCATGTGATGTTGCACTGGCAGCGCATCATGAGAAGTTCGGCGATTACGGCAGACAAAAGCACGTTACCAATTACACCGTTGTAGTGGATGGCGTAAAGGTTCCTGTCGAAGTAGTTAACCGGGCCACCAGCTACGTAGCCACCGCAATGATCGGCGTCCGGAAACTTAGAAATCTGCCCGCACAGACAAAATGAATATTAGCGATGGCCCGTTGCGGGGCCAATGGAGAAAACGATGAGCAAAAAAATTAGAGACTTTGAATTGATGAGCACCAGCGAAATTTGCTGTCAGCTAAGGATTTCTTCCAGGACGCTGGATCGTTACCGTAAACGACCAAGCGACAACAACCCATTCCCGGAGCCAGACTGTTCATATATGGGTGGCTCCAACAAATGGCTTAAAACTAAAGTCAATGAGTGGCTGGTCCGGGAAATGTCACGACCAACACGCCGTCCAATGTCGCATCTGAATCTGCCCCGTGACAACAAAGGTCGACTCATCCGGTCTGACGTGGCGTGA